GAAGCCGAGAAGGCCCGCCGCGAGAAGGTGAAGGCCGCGGTCTCGAAGGCCGATCAGTTCGGCAAGTTCAACGAGTTCTTCGTCCAGATCCTGGTCAAGCGCATCCGTGACGCCAACGAGAACGGTAGCCTGGCCGGCGCCAACGCCGATGTCATCACGATCAAGAACGCGATGGCAACGCTCGCGAAGGGCCGCGCCGAAGCGTGGGACATCCACAAGATCGAGGAAATGCTGCGCGAGAGCGAAGAGCTCGCGACCCTCAATGTCGGCGAATACACCGAAGCCGAGCTCGAAGAGATCAAGGCCGCCAACGAGGAAGCCTACCAGGCATCGATGGAGGACATCGACGGGCTCACGATGGACGAAGATCTGTCCGTCGACGACGAGGATGAAGAGCCGGTCGAATAACCGTGTCTTACTTCCCGGTCCCGAAAATCCAGCTGAAGCTGCACAACGCGCAAGCGCAGGTGTTCCGGCATCCTGCCCGTTTCCGCGTGCTCGTCGCCGGCCGACGCTTCGGGAAGACCCACCTGGCGCGGACGGAGATCATTCGTGCCGCCAAGGGCAAGGGCCGGAAGCTCATCTGGTATGTCGCGCCGACCTTCTCGATGGCCCGCGAAATCATGTGGGACGAGCTTCTGGACGCGCTGCCGGAGGCGTGGATCAAGAAGACCCACGAGACCAGGCTTGAGATCCGGCTGGTCAACGGCACCGTCATTCAGCTGAAGGGCGCCGACCGCCCCGACACGCTTCGTGGTCGCGGCGTGAACTTCATCATCCTCGACGAGTTCCAGGACTTCCGGCCGGAGGTGTGGACCAAGGTTCTGTATCCGACGCTGACGCAGACCAAGGGCAACATGCTCTGCATCGGCACGCCGAAGTCCTACAACCACTTCTACGAGCTCTACCGGATGGGGCAGCTCGAAAAGAACCGCCGCTCCGGCCAGTGGTGGAGCTGGCAGTTCCCGACGATCCTGTCGCCGTTCTTTCCGCCCTCGGAAATCGCGTTCGCTCGCGCTCACCTGGATCCGAAGTCATTCCGCCAGGAGTTCGAGGCCAGCTTCGAGAGCATGTCCGGCCGCGTCTACTACGCGTTCGACCGGAACAAGCATGTCGGGAAATACCCGTTCAATCCGCGGCTCCCGATCATCGTCGGCCAGGACTTCAATGTGGATCCGATGTCCTCGGTCATCATGCAGATTCAGCCTAACGGCGACATCTGGATCGTCGACGAAATCCACATGCCCAGCTCCAACGCGGTCGAAGTTTGCGAGGAGCTCGATCGGCGCTACTTCCGTAACAAGTCGGCGATCACGCTCTACCCCGACCCTGCCGGCGCGAACCGCAGCTCCAGCCGCGGCGAGTCCGACCTCGATGTGTTCCGCGAGCGCGGCTTCAAGAAGATCCTCTACAAGAAGAAGCACCCGCTGGTCAGCGACCGTGTGGCGATCGTCAACTCGATGTTCCGCTCGGCCGATGGGACTTGCCGGATGTTCGTCGATGAGAAGTGCAACAAGCTGATCGAGAGCCTGGAGCAGACGATCTACAAGACCGGCACTCCCCAGGTCGATAAGAGCCAGGGCATGGAGCACATGGCGGACGCGCTCGGCTATCCGATCCACTACCTCTTCGGCCAGCGGTTTAAGAAGCTGATAGGGTTCAACTATTAACGATTCTTAGTGTTGGACAACACACATGCATTGGCGTAGAGTCCCGATGCAACCTCGGAGAAACCAATGCTCGATACCGTCAAGAAGTTCGTTTTCAACAAGACCTTCGCCCTCGCGGCGATTACGGTCGTGACCGTCATCCTCGGCCAGTTCGGCATCCAGATCCCGCATGTGCCGGACTCGATCATCACGCTGGTCTTCGCTGCTCTGACCGGCATCCATGCCGTCACCGCCCAGGAAGCCGCCTACCTCCAGGGTCTGATCGAGAGCACCCAGCAGAACGCTGGCGCCTAACCTTTCTCCCACAGTGCATGCGTGACAACACGCATGCACTGTGCTATCCTGTGGCGTCATGACCATCGCTCTCGCCACCATCAAAACCGCGACTTCCGAGCAGCTGCTCGCGATGGTCAATCGCCGGCACCCCGACTACGCCGAGAAGGCCGATCACTGGGACTTTCTGGAGCTCTCCTACAAGGGCGGCCGCCAGTGGATCGAGAAGAACATCTTCACCTACCACAAGGAAGGTAAGAAGGAGTTCCGCGCGCGTAAGGCTCGCGCCTACCGCTTCCCGCACAGCCGCGAAGTCATCAGCCTGGTCAACAAGTATGTCTTCAAGGGCGCGATCGACCGCAAGGCTGACGACGCGCTCCCCACCGAGATCCGTGAGTTCTGGAAGGCTTCGACGCTCCTGAAGCGTCCGGTCGCCGATCTCATGACCTCGCTCTCGACCTGGACCTCGACCTTCGGTCGGATTTGGGTCGTGGTCGACAACAACATCCCCGCCGGCGTTCGCACCGAAGCCGACCGCAAGGAATCCGGTGGCCGCTGCTACGCCTACCACATCAAGCCGATCGACGCGCTCGACATGGCTTACGATGAGGACGGCGAGCTCGAATGGTTCATCAACCGCGAGTATTACCGCGACGACAGCGATCCGCTCTCCGCTGGTGGGCTCGCGCAGCGCTACCGCCTGTGGACCAAGGACTTCTCGATCCCGATCACCGTCCGCAAGGAAGGCAACGAAGAGATCGCCGAAGTCGGTCTGGAAACCCAATACGACCTGGGCATCGTGCCGATCTTTCCGGCCGACCACCTCGACAGCGAGGAGCTCTACACGAGCCTCGGACTGATCGATGATGTCGCCTACCTCGATCGCGCGGTGGCGAACTACCTCTCCAACCTCGATGTCATCATCCAGGACCAGACCTTCAGCCAGCTGGCGATCCCGTTCCAGGGTCTCCTGCCGAGCGAGAACAGCGTTGACCCCGACGACGATGGTCAGAGCGACGAGCAGCGGCACATCCAGCAGATGGGCACCAAGCGCGTCTTTGCCTACAACGGTGAAGGTGGCTCCCCGCCGCAGTTCCTGTCGCCGGATGTCAAGCAAGCGCAGCTGATTATCCAGGCGGTCACCAAGATCGTCGGCGAGATCTATCACTCGATTGGCATGGCCGGCGAGCGCACCAAGGAAGACAACGCCGCGGGCATCGACAACAGCTCCGGCGTGGCGAAGGCTTACGACTTCGAGAAGCTCAACGCGATGCTCGCCGCCAAGGCTCGTTCGCTCCAGCAAACCGAGAAGAACATCATTCGCCTGGTCAAGGCGTGGAACGGTGAGATCGTCGAGCTCCAGGACATCGAGGACTTCGTGACCTATCCGACGACCTTCGATGTTCGCAACCTGGCCGACGAAATGGACAACGCGCAGCGCCTGTCGCTGATGAACGCGCCGAAGAAGCTGCGCCAGATGCAGATGGAGCGCCTTGCCCGTAAGATGTTCCCGCAGGCGACCGACGAGGAAATGAAGAAGATCGTTTCCGACATCGAGAACGACTGGCTCAAGGAACAGGAAGTCCCGACGCTCGGCACTCCTGGCGGCGGTGGTGCTCCGGCGCCGGCGAAAAAGCGCGCTGGACCCAAGAAGGGTCAGCAGGGCGAGAACAACAAGCCCGCGGACAAGACCGTCTAACTAACCTCATAGGCACAGTCATGTGTTTCCTGCTGGCCGATTTGTGGCTTGTGGCTCGATGTGCATGTGTGCTATATTGCATGCAGTTAGCACACCATTTTCAGTAAAGGTTTTCGATCACATGACACTCAAGGGACACCTCAATTCGTCGACCCGCATGCACGGCGTCCGCATGACTCCGAGCGAGCTTCGCGTCGGCCGGCTGCTTCGTGCGCCGGAAGGTCACGACGACGACGAAGGCGGCGAAACCGACGAGCAGAAGGCGGCCCGCGAAGCGGCCGAAGCCGAAGCTGCCGCTGCTGCCGAAGCCGAGAAGAACAAGACCAAGACCGCCGAGGAAGCCCAGGCTGCCCTCGAAGCCGCCAACGAAGAGCTCGAACAGCTCCGCGCCAAGGTGAAGGAGTTCGACGGGATCGACGCCGCGGCCGCTCGCGAGAACGCGAAGAAGGTCGAAGCCGCCGAGAAGGCCGCCAAGGAAGCCGCTGCGGCTGCCAAGAAGGCCGAGAAGGAGCGCGCCCAGGCCGAGAACGATGTCGAGAAGCTGCGCAAGATCCAGCAGGAAGAGCACGAAGCGGCGATCGCTGCGATCGTTGCCGAGCGCGATGCGGCCCGCGAGGAAGCGCAGACCGTCCAGAGCCAGCTGACCCGCGTGCGCACCGAGAATGCCTTCAACGGCTCGAAGTTCATCAACGAAGAGACGATCCTGACCGGCCAGAAGGCCCAGCGTCTGTTCGGCGATTATGTCGAGGTCGAGGACGGCGTGACCGTGGTCTACGACGCGCCCCGCGGCGATGCCAAGCGCGCGAAGGTCATGGACAGCAAGGGCAACCCCCTGCCGTTCAACGATGCGATCAAGAAGGTCATCGAGGCTGATCCCGACAAGGACTCGCTCCTGAAGTCGAAAACCAAGCCTGGCGCCGGCTCGAAAACCGTCGACGGCAAGACCCCCGAACAGGCCAAGGGCGATCGCCTTTCACGCCTGTCCCAGGGCCTCGCCAAGCTGCGGGAACAGAACGGCCGATAAAAACTTTGGTCCGAGTGCATGTGTGTTATTGCCTATGCACTCGGACTTTGGTATTATGGTCGCCGTAAACAACCAAACGAGATTTTGAAGGAGTCCGTGAATGCCCCTGCTTCGTGTTGAAGCCGAGAAGCTCTCGAACAACATCCTGGAGCAGGGTGTGATCGAGGAGATCATCGACAACGATGCCATGTTCGCCCTGATGCCGTTCAAGAAGATTGTCGGCAAGGCGTATGTCTACAACCGCGAGAAGACGCTCTCCGAAGCGGACTTCCTCGATCCCTACGATGTCGTGAACGAGGGCGGCGCCGATTTCGACGAGATCGTCGCGAAGCTGCGCATCCTCGCGGGCGATGTCGACATCGACAACTTCCTCGACGAAACCATGTCGGACACCAACGACCAGACTGCGATCCAGATCGCGTCGAAGGCGAAGGGCATGCAGCGCAAGTTCCAGCGCACTCTGGCGATCGGCGACGCAACCGCCAACGCCAAGGAGTTCGACGGTCTCGCGAAGCTCGTCGATCCGAGCCAGGTCGTGGCTGCCGGCGCCAACGGTGCGGCTGTCACCTTTGAAATGATCGATGCGCTCCTGCGCATGGTTCCGCTCGGCGCCGACGCGCTCATCATGCGTGGCGGCACGCACGACGCGCTTCTGTCGCTCCTCCGCTCGCTCGGTGGCACGACTCCGGAGCATGTCACGCTTCCCGGCTCCGGCCGTGAGCAGAATGGCGGCCGCGCGCTGACCGTTCCGGCTTACCGCGGCGTTCCGATCATCGTGAACGACTTCCTGCCGGGTGATGTCGACCAGGGAACTGCGCCGAACACCTGCTCGATCTTCGCGGCTCGTTTCAACGAGAGCGACGGTCTGCACGGCCTCTACGGTGGTCCGGCCGCGGGTATCCGCGTCCAGCACATCGGTCCTGTCCAGAACAAGGACAGCGAGCGCTACCGCCTGAAGTGGTATTGCGGCACCGCGCTGAAGAGCACGAAGTCGCTGGCCCAGCTGAAGGGTGTCACCAACATTTAACCTGTCTGCATGCGTGACAACACGCATGCAGTGCAGTAGAAGTGCCCTGGGAGGGGCGGTGGCCTCGGCTGCCGCCCCTTTCTTTTTCAGAAGGAAATGAAGTCAATGAAGGTTCGTATCGCATCCAAGGGTTGGGAGACTTACACCGGCCCGCTCGGTCAAGGCGCCGTCTTCGAGAACGGTGAAGCCGAGCTCAATGAGCGCCAGGTTCGCCGCATCGGCGCGTCTCTCATCCTGGTCGACGAAGACGGCAACCAGGTTGGTCCCGCCGCGATCACCGCCGGCAATCGCCACACCGCTGCCCCCGTCATTACTCCCCTCGCCACCGGCGAAGAGATCGAGGCTGCCGAAGCCGTCGAGAAGCAGAAGCTGATCGAGGAAGAGCAAGCCCGCAAGGCTCTCGAAGCCGCGGCTCTCGAAGCTGCGCGTGCGAAGGCTGCCGAGGAAGCTCGCTCGATCACCTACACCCGCCAGGAGCTCGAAGCTGTCGGCGCGAATGACGGTATCGAAGGTCTGCGCGAGATCGCGGAACCGCTCGGCGTGAAGGGTCGCGGGATCACCGAACTGGTGACCAACATCCTCAACGCGCAGGCGAAGAACGCGGCCAAGTAACCGATGACCCAGCAGCTCACCGCCGGCAAGGCCGGCAATATCAACATCACCCTCGTCGACGATAACGGCGCCGCCGTCCAGGCTTCGGCGGTGAGCTGGACTCTTTACGACGAGGCTGGGAACGAACTGTTCACCGGCACCGTCGCTGGCTTCGTTGCCAACGCGGCTGTGGCGACCGTTGCCCTGACCGATGTGCAAACGACCATCACGACGCCCACCGCAGCGCGTGAGATCATTCTTAGCTGCACGACGACCGCTGGTGAGGTCGAGGTTCGCGAAGCGTTTCTGATCGTCTCTAGCGCGCCCCTGCAGGTCGCGGTGAACAGCTTTCAGACCGCAACCGAGACCGTGCTGACTCGCAGCGAGTTCGCGAAGCTCGATGGCTGGGACCGCGCGACCAAGCAGATGCAGCGTGCCGCGATGATCGAGGCATACCGGCGCATCCTTCGCGTCCAGCTGCAGCTTCATGCCGTGCCCGACACCTACAACCGTGTCGCCTGGTTCGAGCGGAAGGTTCCCCTCTCCCGCCTGTCGGCCGACGAGTTCAACTCGCTGCCGGAGGGCTTCAAGCGCGCCGTCAAGCGTGCGCAGCTCGTCGAGGCGAACATCCTTCTCGGCGGGGATAAGGTCGGCGACAAGATCAAGGCCGGCATCGTGTCCGAGACCATCGGCGAGAGCTCGATGTTCTTCAACTCGAAGCCCTACCTGAACCTGCCGATCTCGAAGCAGGCTTATGAAGAGCTCAAGAGCTATGTCCGTCTGGTGGTCGAGGTGGCTCGCGCGTGAGCTTCGACATCGCGGCCTTCATTGACCAGGCGGGCGAGCGCTACGCGAACTTCCTGAACATCCTCCGCTCCCAGGTGGATGTCGTGATGCG